GCCCATTGCGTCAGATATTTAAACCGCGAAGCAGCGTATTTGTGCTTCAATACCAATCGTCTTTCCTAGAAAGGATCAACGCTGATAGCTTTTGCGCGTCGGCGCAACGCGCGTGTCAACGCCAAAATGCTCCTTTAACAAAGCCATCAATTTGGGACTGTACGTCTCCCAAGCGCTCTGGTCATGTAAAGAAAGCTCTTGTAATGCGTTCTCCAACACGTCTTCCATGATAGCCCTCTTCAACTTTTGATTCTTGACCCAATAATGTGTGAACAGAAAACTGTCCAACTCCAATGGGCAAAACCAATTGTTGGCTTCAAGCCGAAAACCACGTTTTAAAAACGTGGCCTGGCTCAACTCACCATAAGGGCTCAACTCAGCCTCCTTATCTCCTGCAGTGTACACAAGAGAAAAACACTCCTGCATAGCACCAGAAACAGTGACGCGATTGAAAACGTCAACAACGTCAAGGCTGACATTAGAAACGTTGTCGTCACCGTACGTCAAAGGAGCAACATTGGCCCAAAAACCTACACGGTCGCCGGTAAGGTGCATATAAGCACCAACCAAAGTGACCAACGAGTACAAGCTGTTGACAACTGTCGTGAATGGATGTCCACTAGGTAAACTTTTATTCCACTGGTAAATGTGTTTCTGGTCGTTGCCAACGCCACCAATGTGGCGCGAGTGCACCAATTCCAACCAGAGAACACGCCTCGCAAGCTGGTTTTCTGAAGAATCGCCGTACCACCTATTAATGGCGTTCAAAATCAAATCATGCAAGCAAGGCTGCTCACTAGAATCAAAGCTCTTGAAATCACCATCAAAGACAGCACCACCATGCTGCTGAAGGTGTTCAGCAACTCTAGGCCAATCCGTGTAAGTGCAAATACCAGGAGCCATGCCAGTGGAAACGTTGATGCGCATCATGGCGCTGGTGAAAGAACCAAACAACATCCTCCACGCAACGACATAATCCAATGGGGCTGAAGAGATAAGCCTCGTCGCAACGGCCTCAACCTTCTTAGCCGAACGAAGTTCATCTTTTAAAAAGTCGACAAACACATGGCTCAATCGCACACCTTGACGCGCAGATGACAAAACGTACTCAACACGCTGTTTCAACTCAACCGCACGTGGCAAAGTGAGGTCATAAACGTCAGCTTCTCCAAAAAACTCACGCTTGCCACCAGTAACATCATAAACGTAAGGAAAACCCGCAGCCGTCCCTCTCGGTATGCTACGAAACTTATCCTGTGGCACGCCCAAAACAGCGTCTTCAAAAGAGTAAAGCTCCCGAGAAACGTCAACTGTACGTTCAACAAAAGGCTTAAAAGCCACATGAACAGCATCCTCAAGCCAATCAGCACCGAAATGCACAACTGGACTAGAGTAAGGCAAAAGAGCACGTTCCATGGGCCAAACCTCAACACCATCTCTGACAACCTTGTTCAAAGGAGCAGGGAAATAATCATAATCCCC